CCCCCAGGCGTCACAAGAGCGCCGGGTGCCATCTCACCAGCAGTTTGCGCAAATTCTCCAGCGGTTGTTTGTGGTTCATATGAAAGCATACCCCCCAGGCCTAGGGATTCAGCCGCTTGCGTCCCGGCAGGGCCGCCGAGCATCGCCCCCATAAGAGGGCTAACGCGCTGCATCACACTGGCAATATCGGATGGGTCGCCCTGCTCAGGTGCTTGGCCCGTGATGCGTTGATTGGCCCAGGTACCGATATTCTGGCCAAGCTCCAAGGCAGCGTTTGGCAGGTCCATGACACCGGCCACACCACGCGTTAGACCGGAAGCGGCCCCCATGCCTACATCCTGCATAACGCTTGGTTGTTGAGCCTGCTGCTGTGACAGCATATCACTAACGGCTTGCGCTGCGGCTTCAGCGCTAGGGGCTTCAACCTCAAAACGCTGGCCATTTGGCCCCTCAATTTCAAAACGTGCCATCAGTCCAGGCTCCTAATGCGAACGCCGTTTATCTCAATCCAGCCATCAGAGGATGGGCCTTCGGAAATTATGGGAGTATCGTATGGACGCGGACGTCCCTCAAGGTCAGCAAGCGAGTTTTCATAATATCTGACCAATTCTTCAACGGCTTGGCGATACGCCTCTGGACTTACTTGGCGAGTGTTTAGCCTGCTGCGTGCATTAAGTGCGCGTTCGCCCTCGATCTGAGTGATTTGGCCACCGCCCCGCAAATCGTTGAATGCGTTTAAGAATTCCTGACCTTGGATTTGGTCAATTACACCAAGAAGGTCCATGCCTTCCGTACCAAGGATAGGTGCGGCAAGGAATTGGTTAAATGGTCCTTGCCCCCTAGGGTTTAGACCACCTTGGAACGTCCCAAGGATGTCCTCAAGGACTGCATCTGGAGCATTTTGCAACCTAGCTAGAAGACCTAATTGCCTTCTAGCTTCATCCATTGCTTGATTTTCTTCTTCGCTTCTATCTTGCTGATTTGCCACTTCTTCTCGTGCGTTTTCAAGTCTCCGATCAAGTCCTGCGAGTTGTGCATTCAAGCTTGATGTGGGGCCTCCAGAGGCTGCAACAATATTCATTTGTTGCACAAGTCTTGCGCGTTCTTCCTCTAACTCAGCAATAGTGTTTGCCCCAATGGGGCCAGTAATCTCGCCCTGCGCTGGCTGCTCACCCTGCGCTGGTTGCTCGCCCTGCGCTGGTTGCTCGGCCTGTAGAGGTTGCTCGGTCGGAGCGACCGCTGTCTCGTCGGGGGCTAGTTGCTCAATTGGGGCAACCTGTTCCGCCCCCGAATATGCCTGAACGATATTGCCGTTTGCATCCATTTCCATGTTGAGTGGCGGCAGGGCGCTCTCTGCATCGCCAACCTGCGGCTGTTCAAACCCGGCAGGAACAGGAAGTTGCCCACCAACCGAAGCGCGTGGCACCCCATAATCCTGAGCCGGAATGGCCGCCGCACCTGGGCCTCCACCAGTCACCAGCGCTTCCAGTTGCGCATACATTGCCTCAAGCCCGCTGGCGTCTTGCCCATAAGCCTGAGCCAAATTGATTTGCTGACGCAGCGCGCCGAGCGCTTGAAGGCCCTGAACTTGGTTTTGAAAAACACCCTGTGCTCGCAACCGCTCGCGCTCTCGGCCCTGCTCAAAGCCGCCAAGCGCTGACGTAAAGAAGTCGCTTTGTTCACCTTGCAAAGACGCGGCTGCATCCCGAAGGGCAGCAAAGCCAAGCAACATGCGCTGATTGCGAGACAAGCCGCTGAAGGGATCGGTTTCACCACCTTGTCGTGGCGCGTCGCGGTAGCCTGGGAACAGGTTGCCCAGCCCTTGCCCAATCGTTTGCATCGTGTTCTGCACGCCGCCCATGAAGCCGGTCGGCGGCGCGTTCGGGTCCATAGTCATGCTGCATTCCCAATCTTTGCTTCAAGGCCATCGTAATCAACGCGCAAGTAGCCGTCATCGCCCTCATGCACAAACTCTGGATGCAATTCTTGCAATTCCTGCGCGATAACGCCAAACGGTCGAATACTATCAGCCCCGATCCGCTTGGCCTCCTCGTTCCACGTCCAGCGGTAGAACTTGATGCCAGCAACGTCGGCAACCAGAACCAAGTTATCCTTAAGGCGGCGATCAGAGAAAGCCGACAATGCCTGACCAGCCGCGCCAATTGCACCAAGCGTGCCAGCGAAACCAGGGCTGCTGCTTTGCGTGGTAGTCTGACCGATCAAACCTTGCCCAAGACCACCGGCCCCGACAAGAGCGCCAAGCGTTTGCAGCGGGTAATTCTGTTCGCGCATGAACTCATTGTAAGCCGCTTCCAGCGCCGCTTGGTCGGTGGTCTGCTGAAGCCCGCCGACCTGCTGAAGACCAGCGGCAGCTTGCCCCGCCGCACCCTGACCAATTTGAAGCTGTGCCATAGTCGCGGCTTGCGCCTCGTTGTAGCCTTGCCGCATAAGGTCAGCGATCATCTGGTCGCGGCCAAGCTCGTAAGTTGCTTGGCGTTCGCCCTCATAGACACCACGCCGCTCGTTTCCAAACGCCCCCGATCTGGTGATATCAGCCATTTCCTGCGTCTGCGCAATCTCGCGTTCGCGAGCCATACGGGCCAGAGCCGGATCGAGCACGTTTGCCGTATATCCCGACAGGTTCGCCTCGTTCATTGCCTGATAATCGGCGGGCGTCATGCCGCTGATCTGCCCAATCTGGTCATAATAAGGCAACGCGCCCAACGACGTTTGCGATACATCCGCAACCATCTGGCCTTCGTATGGCGTGAACGGCATTTGCCCAATATCCGTGGCCATTGGGAATACTTCGTTAGAGTAGAAGTCCTCAATGAACCCAGGGACTGTGGCCGTGCTGCTTTGGGTCGTTTTGCTTCTACCCATGTTTCAACTCCATTTCATATACGCGGCTCTTTTCCTCAAAGCCGAGTTTCGCCGCGTGCTTGGACCACCCCAAGCGACCATTTGCTTCTATTGCCGAGCAGCCCATTTTTTCAGCCACCTCAACCATCGTATCCAAAGCGTCCTCCAACCAAACCTTCATGTGCATCCCTGCAATATGCGATAGGTGGAGGATTTTCCTGCGGGGGTGTTGGATAATCATTGTTATGATTACCGCCGTCAACTTGTCCCCAACCGTGATGAGCCATAACTGCTGACCACCGTTGATTAGATCACCGCGTATTTCATCGAGACCAACGTCATTGGCGACACGACGCTGCGACATTGCCACAATTGGCGACACCACGGGCCACACCATATCAACGCGGTCACGCTGCACTAGGCTAACCTTTACAGGCAGTTTATCCGATTGAGCGGCCATTGTCATCCGCTCAACCGTGTGATCGCAATCGTGCTGGCAGGCGTGGCAGGCGAAAAGGCGGTGGCCGCATAGGCAGCCAGCTTGCCGCTTGTGCTGTCAACAGCCCAATACGCCTCAAGGTAATCTCCAGCGGACACAGTAAAGATTGACGAGCGGCTCACCACAATCGTTGCGTCGTTCTGATGCAGAGCGTTTTTCATGGTCGAGCCGCCAATATCAACACCGTTGAGACGGGGCCAGAAGTAAAACTCGACAGTCGACGAAGACGTTGACGCGATCTGTGCGGAAAAACTGACCATGTAGACGCCAGCCTCTTCAAACACGATGCGCGATGCCGGTGTGCCCAAACTGATCCCGTTTGCCGAAGCGACCGTATAGGTCAAAGCGTATGCAGTATCGACAGCCGCAGCAGTCACGTCAGCATCTATGTAAAGCTGCGCGTCACCGTCTTCCAAGACGACCTGTCGCCATTCGCCGTTCTTGCTTACGACCGGATAGCCATTTACGTCATCCCAAAGCAGAACGCCGTTTTGAGCCGCGCTGTCAGACGACTGCTTATAGACAAGCTGCACAAGCTGGCGGCCTAGCTGCCTCAAAAGCTGAGACGCCCATGCTTTCCAGTCTGAACCTGTTGGCTGCGGTAGGTTCATCGCCTGCCAGCCTCAGTTACATCAACGCGGGGAACGCCAAACCGCCAAGCGCTTAGGGTGTTGCCCGTGACGCGCATTCTGGCCTGGCGACCAGTGAACCGAACGCTGGTCGGATTGGCCATGGTATAAGGCCCAAACGTGCTTTCTGGTGAGTTTGGATAGAGCCGCGTTTTGAACGTCACCGTCACCTCGCCCTGCGTTGCCTCGTCAGGGATTAGCTTATGCACGTTTACTAGTCGATCGCCGTTGCCGATGCTGGCAGGTCCACTTTCCGCGTAGACCTCTGCCCCACCATAGTTAAAGCCGGTTTCATGGTCATAAACGTCGCCGCCGTCGTCAGCGTAGATCGGCGTCCTGAAAACACCGCGATCCACGCCGCTCGTTCGCGCAAGTTTGCCAAGAAGCCAGTGACCCTCTTTGAAGTCATAGGCCACATAACTGTCGATTTCGTTTGAATCCGACGAGCAGTAGAACCACCAGACCTCGCCGTTCTGACCATTCAAAACGGCCCACGTCTTGCTGATCTGAGCGGTGTTTAGGTCAAGGAAAACGGCGTCACTGACCTCGCACGGGATTTCTTGAACGGTTTGGCCATCAAAACGGAAGAACCCTTTGGTCCCCATCCAGAAGACACCTGCATCCGTGGACGCCGATGCCTTGCGGGCGATTATGCCGCAAGACGACCCGACGCGCTCGAATTGATAGACAAAAGGCGGCCCAACATATACCGCACGGTGCGCGTCTGTGTCAGTAAGGATTAGCGACTGACCGCTTGTGCGTTGTGCGCACATGATCCGGCCCGGCGTTTGCAGGATTTGACTGCCAGCCTGATTGGTCGCCGCAGCCGTCCATGTCGTGTTATCTTCCTGATCAGACCACGCGACCTTGCGGTTGTCGCCACCAGCGCCAAGCGCGAACAGAAACCGCTCTTCTGTCGAGAACACTCCGGAGCATCCGGTCGGAGCATTGCTGATAACAGCCGCAGGTGTTCCGGTGTTCAATTGCCACTCGTACAACTTCCCGTCGGAACTGCTGCACGCGACCAAATACTGACCCCATGTATCCATCTGCCAAGTGGTCGCCTCTGAGAAGTTGCCGGTATCCGGTCGGATCGTTCCGTAGAAACTTGATCCGAACGTGCCGCCACCATAACCGGTATTCACCGCAGCGTCTTCAAGGCCAGCCGTCAAGCCGACTGGCGTGATATCCGACGCGCTGCTGGCGCTGCCGAGCATGGCGTAGAGTTTGTTATACGTCCCCGCCGCGATCCAGCGATCCGCGTTGTTATCCTCCCACGCCAGCATCCCGCGTGGCGCGGCGGCATAGGCCGAGGCAACACGATCTCGCCAGCCGCCAATCGGGCGCAGGCTACCCTCTTTCCATCGCACAAGGCTGCCATCACGCCAGCGGCCCGCGCCCTCAAGGTCGGTGCCGTTGCGAAAGAAACCAGGCGGGATTTTTATGGGGACGTAGGTCATCAGTAACCAATGGCAATGTATGTCTGATCATAACCGCTTGTGTTGTGCGAAATTTCACACCCGCTAGTGGTTATGTTTTGGACCGATGGCGTGTATTGGTCTGCACGGCTGCCGATTTGACCAGCCACGACTGTGAAGCACGCGGTGGGGAACGTCGTTGGGAACGTCGCGGCGACAAACGTGCCAGCGGCACCGTCCCCCGCAATTGTCCCCCATTGGACAATCAAGCCGTTTGATAACTCAACATATCCGTCAGATGCCAAAGAGTCTGAAACAACAGCCAACGCCTCAACCGCAGCCTTCACTTTTGCAGGTGAGACAAGGCTTTCTGTCGTGCTAGTGCCAGCCTCCCAAGTCGCCTCAGACTGCGTGGTAATGTCTACGCCAATAACGTCGCCGTCCGCGTTCCATTGGGCATACTGCCCATCCGTCCCAGCCGTCCCCGTGACGATAGTCGTATCAGCCCCAGAGACCGCCGTCAGGCCGTCCAGCAGGTTCAGCTCAGCAGCAGTGGCCGTCAGCGTGTTGTAGTCGGTCAGCGCCCACGTCACGCCGTCCAGCGCGTTCAATTCGTCGGTCGTGAGCGTTGCCCCGTCCAGAATGGCAAACTCAGTCGCATTGACGCCGCCGAGAAGCGTATCAAGCGCAGTCCAGTTGCCGTTTAGTTTTGTCCCCCAGGTGTCCTCGTCGCCACCGACGGTGGGCAAGTCCCAGGTGTAATTGGTTGTGGTGGCCATGATATAACCCCTTTCGTTGCCTTAGATATAGCACAGGCAGAGGCTACCTGCACGTACCTGTCATCCTGTCATCCAGATCAGCTATCCACGACGCCCAAGCTTCTGGCACCTCGGTAATCGTTTCCACAGGCGGTAGAGACAGGCGCGCTTCCTGATAAGAGACGCAGCCCGCCCCGCCCTCACTGCCAGCTGCCCTCGTTAGACCGCAGCCGGTCAACAGGATCATCGGAGCGGCCAGCAGAGACCGCCTCACGGCCCCTTTCCACTCGCTCGGTAGTGTCACGCATCGCAGCATCTTCTGCCTCCTGACGGCCCTCTCTGCGCCCGCTGGCGCGGCCTAGCCATTGCCCAAGGAACAACGACATTGCGCTAATCAGCAGAGCACCGAAGCCAATGATGATCTCACTCATCGTCAAACACCCGAGACAGCTTGTCACGAATGCCAATCAAGCCAGTGCCAAGCGCCATGAGTGCAGCGGGAGAAGCATCCTGACCGCCTGCCAGAATAGTAACAAAGCGGCCAAGCTCATTTGCCCAACCGCCTGCACCAGACAACATCAATATGCCAATCGCGATGGAACTCAGGCCAGCCCACCACGTCAGGCTTGTCGGTCGAATGTACCTCATGCCGGTCCACCTTTGCTGAGGAAGGAAAACAGTCTGTTGATGAGCTTAACCAGCGGACCCTCTTTGACAGGGCGAGGCGGTTGAGCATCAATGACAGGAACGCGGGTTTGCGGAACATGATCTTCATCGGCAGGCATCCGTCGCACAGAAAGAAGGCGGCTCACAGGGTATCGCTGGACATTCACTGCATCTGACTGATTGCCACCAAGAACTTCAAGGTGAGTGCCAGCTCGATTGACGAAAAACCCCACATGACCCCGCCAATCGTCGGGACTATTGCGCCAGAAAACAAGAACGTCTCCAACTTTCGCATCCTCCAAGCTGATTTCTTGGCCCCATTCAAGATAAGACCGCGCATTCAATGCCCGAGTGGATCGAAGACCGGCACGCTCCAGCATGGCACCTACGAAAGCTGCGCACCACGCAGTCTCATCGTCCTTAACCCAACCATGCCCCACGTCAGCAAAGAATTGAACGACGCTTGGATTGTTCTCAGGGCCGCGCAGCTCGCGCAGGCCCTTCTCTTCCGAGGCCATGATGTAGGCCTGCCGCTGTAGCTGGTGCATCTTCATGTTCCGACCTTTGCGATAAGCGCCTTAATGTCGTCCCGGATTTCACCAAGCATCTTGTTGGTTTCTTCGCGCGCCTCCTTAGAGGCATCAAGGTCTTCTTTACGCTGGTTCCAAAGCCGCTTGATCTCTTTGGTGTTCTCCACAGAGCGTCCTTCCAGCCTAATAAGCCACACAAGAAAACCCACGAAGCCCATCATAATCGGCCAGTATTGAAGGACAGTTTCCATTTTTGTGATTTTCCTTATGCAGCTATTTTCGACCAGTCGCCCGACGACGGATCAACTTCCTGCCAAATGGTCGCGGCGGCTGGAGCATCTTCCCAATCAACGCCAGCGGACACAACCTTGCCCCAGACGGTGACCTGACCGACCCTTCCGGTGGCGAAGACGCCAGTGACGGGGATACCAGTCGTGGTTGCTATGCTGACGGAACCGACTGCGCCAGAAGCGGAGACGCCAGTCAAGGCCGCATAGGTGATCGCGCTTGCGGAAACCGAGCCAACCTCACCAGTGGCGGACACGCCGGTGACAGTAATCGAGGCGCCACCCGCTGCTACTGCAGAGCCAACCTCACCGGTAGCGAATACACCGGTGACATTTATGCCCGCACGGACCGTGACGGAGCCAACCTCTCCCGTGGTGGAAACGCCCGTGGGAGTAGCCGAGGCACCCCCCGTTGCTATTACAGAGCCAACCTCGCCAGTGGCGGACACACCTGACGGAGAGACGTTGACATTGGCGACAACGGAAACAGAGACGGAACCGACCGCGCCAGTGGCGGACACGCCGCTAACGACAACGGGGACGGATACCAGCACGTCCCCCACCGCGCCCGTGGCGGACACACCAGTGACGAGAACCGTGACGTTCGGGCTTACGACCCCGGCGTCATCCGCTAGGGGCGCGCTCGCGAGGGGTGAAAAGCCGAGCATCTACTTACTCCGGTTCAGTGGGCCATGTCACATTGTACGGGAAATCAGCCTGCGAGGGAACATCCCGCAGCGCTTGGCGGTAGGTTGCCCATGCGGCCCGATCCACAGGGGCATCTGCGACCTGCGTCCAGTCCGACTCGGCAAGCAAACCGTCCCGCTTGCTGCGCACATTGCGTTCGGCATCGTCTTGCGGAAGGTTCTCGACAGTCCAGTCTTGAAGCCACGCACCGCTGACCTGCTCGAAAGGCGCGGCGATGATCTTCTGCACAAGCGCGTCGTAAGTCGGCTGCGGCAGGACTGTGTAGGGATACACGTCCCAGTCGGCCA